GGCAGTGTTACTACACTTACAAATCCAAGCCAATCAATTTTTATAGGAGGATTAGCTAAACCGTTAGCAGATAATGAAACTAATGAAATAGTAATAGGATATGATGCTTTAGGTAGAGGTACTAATACTGTAACTATTGGAAATGATAGTACAACCCATAATTATGTTCAAGGAATTCCAGTAGTTTCTGGTTCTAACATAGGAGCATGGTTTGTAACAGGATCAACCGTTATACCCCCAGGAACTTTAGCTTGGTCAACTCCATCAAATGCATATGGAGCTAGTACAACAAATGTTTTAGGAGATCCATCCGCTTGGTTAGCAATTCAAGTAGATGGTTTTACTTATAAATTACCTTTGTATAATTAATAATATTTATAATATATGGAAACAAAAGTTTTAGAACAAGAAGAAATTCAATCAATTAAAGACTTACAGTCTAAAAAAGAACAGTTAATGACTGAATTTGGTTTTATTGAAATGAGAATTCAAGAATTGACATTACAAAAAACATCATTGGTTAACTTTTTAGATGAACTAAGAACAGAAGAAGCCAAAATCGGAAACGATCTCCAGTCTAAGTATGGTCAAGGTACAATTGATTTAGATAAGGGAGAAATCACTATCGCAGGTTAATTTTTGATTTTCTCTGCCATATTTATTATGGAATAAAATCAATTTAATTTTAAAAACATGGCAGAAACATTAATATCTCCTGGCGTATTAGCATTAGAAAACGATCAGTCCTTTATCACCCAACAACCAGTAACGGTTGGGGCCGCTATTATTGGTCCTGCTGTAAAAGGTCCTGTAGAAGTTCCTACAATTGTTACCTCTTACAGTGATTACCAAAATAGATTTGGTACTACTTTTTTAAGTGCTAGCCAAGTTTATACTTACTTTACTTCTATTGCCGCTTATAATTACTTCGCCAATGGTGGTGAATCATTATTAGTAGCTAGAGTAGTAAGTGGTTCATTTACTTCCGCTACTACTTCAGGCTCTCAAGGTACTCCAATTTTAAATACTAATACTTCAGAATCTATTAGATTAGCTACTATCTCTGAAGGTACTATTATGAACAGTACTGGTAGTATGGATGCTAGTGGATCTTTAATATCAGGATCATTAGATAATGTTAGATGGCAGATTACAAATAATGATACAGGATCTGGTACTTTCTCTTTATTAGTTAGACAAGGTAATGACAATACAAATGATTTAACTGTTTTAGAAACTTGGACTAATTTGTCAATGGACCCAACAGCTCCTAACTATGTAGCCAGAGTAATCGGTAACCAATACAGACAATACAATTCAGTAGATAATCAAGTTGAAGTACTTGGTGATTATCCAAACAACTCAAGATACGTTTATGTATCAGATGTATTAACTCCTACTCCATTCTATTTTGATAATAATGGTGTTGCAAAAGCTGCTTATACTGGTTCTATTCCAGTAAATGCTAGTGGATCTTTTGGAGGTGCTACTGGAAACTTGTTTGGAGCAGGTGCTAAATTCTATAATAACATTATCTCTGGTGTGACAAACACCCAAGGTATATTAAGTTCTAGTTATGATAACATGATTAGTTTGTTATCAAATCAAGACGATTATAGATTTAATACTTTATTAACTCCTGGTTTGTTTGCTAGTGAAGCTTCATTGGGTTCTTCTCAAGTAACTTCAATTATTAACAATACTCAAAATAGAGGTGATAATATTTACGTAACTGATTTAGTACCTTATAGTTCAAGCATTAATACAGTATCAACACAAGCAAATGCTAAAAATACTTCATACGCTGCAGCTTATTGGCCTTGGGTTCAAACAATTGACCCAGATTCAGCTCAATTAGTATGGGTACCAGCTTCAACTATGATTGGTGGTGTTTATGCTTATAATGATAACGTAAGTGAGCCTTGGTTTGCACCTGCTGGTATTAATAGAGGTGGTTTAAGTAATGTAGTAAGAGCTGAAAAGAAATTATCTCAAGCTAATCGCGATTCTTTATACACAAATAAAGTTAACCCAATTGCTACATTCCCTGGAACTGGAACCGTAGTATATGGTCAGAAAACATTACAAACTAGATCTTCTGCTTTAGATAGAGTAAATGTTCGTAGATTGTTAATTGCTTTAAAATCTTATATTTCTCAAGTAGCAAATAATTTAGTATTTGAACAAAACACAATCGCTACTCGTACAAGTTTCTTAAATCAAGTTAACCCATACTTAGAATCAGTACAACAACGTCAAGGTTTGTATGCCTTTAGAGTAATCATGGATGATAGTAATAATACTCCAGATGTAATCGACAGAAACCAGTTGGTAGGTCAGATCTACTTACAACCAACTAAGACTGCTGAATTCATCTATTTAGACTTCAACATCTTACCTACAGGAGCTACTTTCCCAGCATAATTTTTTAAAGACAGAATATTTATAACAAAATAATAAAATGGCAGTATTAAATCCAAACGAAATATTTTTCACAGCCTTTGAACCAAAGCAGGCTAACCGATTCATCATGTACATTGATGGTATCCCTGCTTATGAAATTAAAGGTGTAGGTGCTGTAACCTTAACTCAAGGTACTGTTAGATTAAACCATATAAACGTACAACGCTATGTTAAAGGTGTAACAGCTTGGAACACAATTCAGTTTACCTTGTTCGATCCTATCACTCCATCAGGTGCCCAAGCAGTAATGGAATGGGTACGTTTACACCACGAATCAGTAACGGGTCGTGACGGTTACTCAGACTTCTACAAGAAAGATTTAACTTTTGATGTATTAGGTCCTGTAGGTGATATCGTTTCTGAGTGGGTTATTAAAGGTGCCTTTATTACTGAAGCCAACTTTGGTGATTATAACTGGGATACAGCTGATACAGCAGTTAACCTTACAATGACTGTTCAACCAGATTACTGTGTATTGAACTTCTAATCAATAAAAGAAATCATAAAAGAGCTCGCGAGAAATCGCGAGCTTTTTTCTTTTCTCAATATTTATAACAAAATAAGTTTATGAGCGAATTTAAGTTTCCTACAGAAGTTGTAGATTTACCTTCAAAGGGATTAGTTTATCCTGAAGGCCATCCATTAAGAAGCGGTACTGTCGAAATGAAGTATATGACCGCCAAAGAAGAAGACATTTTAACTAACCAAAACTATATTCAAAAAGGTATTGTTTTAGATAAATTGTTAGAAGCATTAACAATGGGGAAAATAGATATTAAAGATTTAGTTACTGGTGATAAAAATGCTATTTTAGTAGCTTCTCGTATTTTAGGTTACGGTAAAGATTATTCATTTTTTATAAATGAAAAAGAATATACTATTGATTTATCTACATTAGAAAACAAACCTTTTGATTCATCATTAATTACTTCTAATGGAACCTTTAAATTTATTCTCCCAAAATCAGGAAACGAAATTGAATTTAAATTACTAACAGAAAAAGAAGAACAAAAAATCACTCAAGAAATCGAAGGATATAAAAAAATCAATAAAGATATTTCTCCTGATATAACAACTCGTTTAAAGCACCAAATAGTTTCTGTTGAAGGAAATGCAGATAAAAATATCATTAAGGATTTTGTAGATAATCATTTGTTAGCGGTTGACTCTAGATCTTTAAGATTATACATTAAATCAATTTCCCCGGATGTTGATTTAACCTATATCGATGGTGAGGAGGTCATCGATATTCCTATTAATCTAAACTTTTTTTGGCCTGACCTCTAATAATTTATCTAATTTTAGATTCTCTATTTTTAATCAAATACATGAAATAGTATTTCATGGTCAAGGAGGCTATGATTATAATACTGTTTATAATATGCCTATTTGGTTAAGAAAATATACTTTTGAAAAACTAAAAGATTGGTATAATCAAGAAAACAAAAATCCAAATGAAGATAGCTGGACTAAAGGTTTAGCTAAAGAAGAAGCATCTAAAAACAAACAAGTTAAAGTACCTACATATGTTACAAAGGCATCTAAAAAATGATGCCTTTTAATATTTATCATAAATGGCAGACGAATTTAAAGGCATAAATCAAGAAACTTTAAAAAATATTGAAGCTTTAAAAGGCTCAATGAAAGAAATATCTGAAGCCACTGCTAAAGCTAATAGACAGTTACAACAACAAGGTAGTTTAATTCAAGATTATAGAAAAAACTATAGTGATATTGCTTCTTCTGCAGGAAAATTTGCTAAATTACAAGATGAAGCCTCTAAAAGTGCTTCTGCTACTGGAAAAGCTCTTAAAGAACAACAATCCCAATTATCAAATATTCGGTCCTTAAATGCTCAAATTGATAACTTAATGGATCAAATGATTGGAGCTTCTAAAGAAGAAGAAAAAATCCTCCAAAAACAAGTTAATAACCTTTCCGCTGCAAGAGACAATGCTCAAGAATTAGTAACTGCTTATGGAGAGTTAGTAGATGATTCATCTAAACTAGATAGATCCACAATGTGGTTTTCATCGCTATCAGAAGTTGTAAAAGATATTCCTGGTTTACGAAAATTATCTGGTCCTTTTGAACTTGCTGCTAAAGCAGCTCGTGAGACTGTTATTAATAATGCTAAAATTAAATCTACAAATGAATCTATTGCTTCTTTAGGAACAAAAGCATTACAAACGGGTAGAGGACTAACTAAAGAAAAATTAAAACAAGCTGGATTAGATGAAATAACCCAAGGCAAATCAGGAACGGCCGCTGCTCAGTTACTTAAACAATTTCAATCACAAAACAAAGTACAAAGTGCAGGAATGGCTGGGTTAAAGGCTGGTTTTAGTGGATTAGGTCCTATTATTAAAAGTGCTTTAGGTCCTTTAGCTCTTATACAAGCAGCGGTTGATGTTTTTAAGTTCTTTATAGATTCTATGTTTGAAGCTGATAAGAGAATTACAAACTTATCAAGAAATCTTCAAGTATCAAAATCACAAGCAGAAGGTATAGATTCTTATTTTAAATCTATAAAAGGAAGTCTTGAAACCCAATACAAATTAACAAAAGAAATATACCAAGCCCAAGCAGAACTTTCAGAACTATCAGCAGCTTCTGTTTTATACAATAAAGATAATTTAGATGCCCAAATTCAACTAACAAAAGAATACGGTTTACAAGTTCAGGATGCTGCTAGTTTAAATAAATTTTTTATAACTAGTGGACAGAGTGCTACTAAAGGTTTAGACGTAGCCGCAAAAACAACCTCAGAATTCTTTAAACGAACAGGTGTTCTTATGAGTGAAAGAAAACTTTTAGAACAAGCTGCTAAAGTAAGCGGACAGATGTTAGTTTCATTTAAAGGAAGTACTAAAGAATTAATTAATGCTGTTGCTAAAGCTAATTTGTTAGGTATTAGTTTAGATAAAGCTAAAGATATTTCAATGTCTATGCTTAACTTTGAAGAATCAATTTCATCAGAATTAGAAGCTGAACTATTAACTGGTAAAAATTTAAATCTTGATAGAGCAAGAGCCTTAGCTTTACAAGGTAAGTTTGTAGATGCTGCAGAAGCTGCTGTTAAAGAAGTTGGAACTTTAGAAGAATTTCAAAATATGAATGTTCTTCAACAAGAAGCCCTAGCAAAAGCAGCAGGACTAACTGTTGACCAACTTTCAGATGCTTTTATTCAACAAAAATTAATTGGTGAAACTTCAAAACAACAATATGCTCTTTTAAAAGAAGCAGGTCAAGACGAATTAGCTCGAAGATATGCTCTTGGAGAAGCCTCTGATAAAGAAATAAAAGCAGCCAATAAACGACTAGATGCTCAAGAAAAGTTTAATATAGCTATGGATCAAATTAAAGAAGTATTTAGTGATTTAGTAACTGGAGGAACTTTAGATAAAATAGCAAATTTTGCAAAAGCTTTTGCTAATACTATAGCTTCTGGTGGTTCCTTATTTACTTTAAATCCTTTTGGAGAAAGTGATCTTTCTCGTAATATAAGAGCAGTTAATAGAGAAGAAGCCATAAAAAAACAAGAAGCAGCTGATGATTTTATTATACGACCAGGTCAACCTATACAAAAATTTAATAAAGATGATATTGTTATAGGAGGTACCAATTTATTAGGAGGAGGAAATGGAGAAGTTGTTACTCTTTTACGAGAATTAGTTTCAGCAGTTAGAACAGGAGGATCTATATACTTAGATTCTGAAAAAGTAGGAACAGTTATAGGAATGTCAACATTTAAATCTAACGTATCTTCTACTTAATTATATTTTTAATAACTTAAATATTTATAACAAAATACAACTATGGGATTATTAGATAAATTACAAACAGGAGGTTCAGCATTAACCGGTTTAGATGGTAAATCACCTAAAAAATATGATGGTGCTTCACAATATCAAAAAGACTTAGCAACATCACAATTAGATTTAGATGGTAAAAAACCATTAGAATATAACAGACAAACAGTTCAAATTGCTGGTTTAGCTAAATCACAACTTGATTTAGATGGTAGAACCCCTGACAAATACTTAGACAACTTACCTGAATAATGGGTTTAATTAACCTAAAAACGGATCTTAAATCCCTACGATATTTAAAAGATAGAATTGGGGGAGGAGATAGCGGACAACCTTACGTACAAGCCGCTATCCCTGATGATATTTCTCCGTATATAGGAACCACAGATTATCTTAACCGTGGAGGTATTAATGTTGTAAGAGACTCCGAATTAGATGTTTTACGTTTAGGTAAAATGTTTACGGATACTAAATCTCCAAATG